CAGTTTCCATGACACACCAAATTTCAATTATTTCCTCATCTGTTAGTGTCTTTGCTGTCTGTGTAATAACAGGGTCATAAGCAATGGCACCACATCTTGCGCATACTTTTCCGTCGCCTTTCAACGCCTCTATTTCAGCTTGTTGCTGGCGTAGCATGGTGGCTGCTTGTTCTCTCGTTCCGCCTTCCCAATGACCTTGCTCTAATTTATCAGCTAGTTCATTTGCGTTCATTTATTCTTGCCCTCGTTTGTTGAAGTCCACCACGCCTTGCCACCATTCATCGGAATATTTCTTCTCTGTCTGTTGAACATCTCCCCAACCCTTGTCCAACATCCGTTGACGGTTCTCAAATTTAGCCTGAGCTTTCCAATAAGCTTCAGATGCTTGTTGTTCTTTGTCGTACCACATAGGTAACCTTTCTGGGGGGCGTACCCCCCTTTTGTTAGAAGCTATAGTCGTAATATTCATCACGCACACCAATTTTGAGACCACAGCCATGTCGTAACTGTCTGTAGCGCTTAGTACCAGCGTTGTACTCACATTGCTTCCAAAAACCTGTTTCTAGATGTTTCTTAAAAATTAGTGGATAACCCTCTGGGTTAGGGGCATATTCGTAGCTTTGGGATTCGGACATACCGTTGGTATCTGTCCGTTTAACGATGTCATTTGTGACAGTAATGTAAATTACGCCACGGATTTCTTCAACTTTGTGGATTGTGCATGCATGACGGTCAGTCCAATGCAAGGTTGTAGCACCCATTCCAACATAAGGTGCAGGCTCACCTTTAACAGAACGGCTATCCAAATGATTAAAAACGCTTCCTGTACCGCTTCCTAGTCTTAACATTTGCTTCTCCTTTTATCTAACTGCTCGATGCAGTGACTCCATTAGAGCATAAATTATCCAGTTGTGCAATCTTTTTTATTAGGAGTTTCCCTAATATGGATGTTTTTGTACCTCTAACCACCCATCCTCAAACAACTTGCCTATAGTTTTACGATGAGCCTCTTCCCAAAGCTCTATACGCCTCTCCTTAAGGAGTTTGGCTCCTTGGTCTATCTCAGCATGGCATTTAAAACAAAGGGCGCTAATGCGGTAATCGTGGGCTTTTAGACCCCTTCCTTTGCCATCCCTCAGCTGGTTACTGTGAGACGCTTGAGTTGACCCTTCCAAACCACATAGCTGGCAAGGCATTTGCGCTACAGCTCTAAGAAGCTTTTCGTTTCGGTACATTCTTGGCTTTCTTGGTAATAATGGCTTTTTGCTTATCAGCAAGCTTAGTTATTAGACTTTTTTTGGTTTGTTTAATAACTGGCTTTTTAGGTTGAGTGGAGTAGACATCAATTGCCGAGGTAAGCAAACTGACCAGCCCCCATTGAACGAGCGTTTCGAGTCCTTGTTTGTCAAAATTAACTTCAGCATCGGCTGAACCATCTTTATGCTCCTTAATTATCTTAACTTCAAGTTTCACGATTGGCTCCAAATGAAAGAACGGGTTTGTTTAATGCATCTAAAGCTCGTTTGATGTAAATTTCAATTTCCTCTAAATCTTTGCCACCAATTGGGGCTGGGCAGTGTCCCATCGGTTTACCCATAGTGTCATAGTAAACCTCCCTAATTTCAATGTAGTTGTCATCCTCATCATCTTCAGGGTCACGCATTGATACAAGTCTCAAATTCCATGTCATTGGCTTAACCTCACTTCATTTCGAGCGGTAGCCTCTAGGGAACGCCATGCTTCTAGTTTGGCTTCTGCCGCTAAGATTAACAAACGAAGCGTCTCACATTCAGAGATAGCTTCACCAGTTTTTACTACATGTGCTTCTAAATCGGGATGAGCGTAAGCATAAGTTTCTTTAGCAGCTTCTGAGCGAGCGTCTACCGCCTGCATCATCAGCTTGGCTTTAACAGTCTTACGCATTTCTGTTAACACATACACTTGGCCTTTGAGCCTACCTGCTTCACCTGCGTTATCACGCAAGAAATCCATAGCCTCATATGGGTTGATATTTTCAGGAGTTGTAGGAGGGTATCGTTTCATTTCTTTTTCATTAATTTGATTAAAGTTTCAACTTGGTCGACATCTTCGATTCTGTAAACTGTTCCACCTTTCCAGTTCTGCATAAAACCGAGCTGGTCTTCGGTAAAACGAGCCTTGCTGTGACTTTTAATTTCAACTAGGGCTGTGCGGTTATTGATACCTACTACCAAGTCTGGAAACCCTCGTCCGATAGAACTGCTATCAAACACCGAGGCTCCCATATCTCTAAACGCTTCCCTGATTACTGCGTGATTGGCATCAACTCGCTTAGCGTACATTACTGGGCTCTCTGACTGGGAATTCGATTACGAATTTCTTCGGCTAGAGTTAACAACCAATTAGCAGGTATAGGCTCATTTGGAGAAGTCGTAGCATAAGATTCGTCAACAATCTTGGCACAAGCTTCACGCTCCATCATGACAGCTGTACGACTTGCTTCAATAGCCATAGCCATAATTTCAGCTTTAGCTTCAGCTAGCGCATCGTCAAACTCTTTTTGGGTAAACAAAGAACCGCCTTGCGTACCAATTAAAAAACTTTTTTGAAAATCATTCATTTCAGCCATGTTTTTTTGCCCATTCTTTTAAACATTTAAGGAGTAATTCACGGAATGTACGCTTGGATACAAGCTCACCAGGCTGATACATATTGATAAACAATTGCAAAGTATTGGTGACACCCCCCAATTCACCAGTAGATTCTGGTAACACATCCGAATCAAAAGATTCTTTAGGTGTTGGTTTGCCATAAATCATATCGGTCAACTCGTAATCTTTGCCGATAAGCATTAGTTCCTCCCTTGTAGGAAGGCGAGGAGGAGGCTCTATAGCCACAGGTTTGGTATGTTCCCCCTGTTCCCTCTGCTCCACTGGCTTAGGATGTCCTGCTCCAGCTTCCACCTTCTTTTTTGGACTTTTGGGTTGTTTAGAAATTGTCGTAGCCATTCTTTTCCTCGTAATCGTCTTTCATTCAAAATAAATCGCACCTCACATTGGTGACGAAACTCCTCACTGTAAGTAAAGCTTGATTTGTCCATGTAATTGCCCCACATACTGCTGACTGTCGCTTTCAAACCACAATGGGATGCGACCCTCCCATTCTCCATTGCGTTGCTTTTCACACACTAAGAAAGCGTCACCAACCGTTTCATCAGTTGAACCAGTTTCTTGTCGTTCAATTGCCTTAGCTTTGTTACGCCAGACAATAAACACATTATCAACTTGGTCTGTAATTGAGCCAGAACCTTTGAGGTCGAACTTGCCTGGCAAATGCTTTTCGTCAGAGCCTTTTCGCATATGGTGAACCAAGTGTATATGCATACCCGTATCTTGAGCGATAGAACACAATGCATTAATAAAATCTTTTTGACCATTAAAGTCATCCTCTCCTTTGACGCATTTCATCAATGAGTCAATTACAATATGCTGAACCCCAAGCTCAGCGCTAGCATAACGACAAACAGCCAACATAGCGTCGGCATCTATCATGCCATGATGGTCAAGTAAGAACAAATGGTCTTTTTTCCAGTCATTAAAAGTCTGTAAAGACAAGGGTGCGGGAACACGCATACCAGAAGCTTGTCTAGCCATACGAGCTAAAGTAATCTCTGGGCGCATCTCAAAGCTTGCAATAAGGCATTTTTGACCTTGGTCAATTAATGACAAAACACATTGCCCAAGCAAAAGACTCTTACCGTGTCCGTTAATTCCTGCCCAAACAGAAACCTCTGAAGGTCTGAGCCCGACAAACAAACCATGAACATCCCAAGGAAGATGAGAGCCACGATTGATAAGCCCTCCTTCAAAATACTTTTTAACCTCTTCAGAGTAAAAGGATTTCTCTTTAATTTTTCTGCTAGGTGCTGATTCTTGCTCATAAAGCTCCCAATTAATGTCATCAAACTCAATTACGCTCTCCATTCGTTTAGTTCTCCATCCCAATCGATTCCCAATAATAGTTTTGGTTTTGCCTCTACAAGTGCTATCCACCACTCCAAAAAGTCTTCTTTGGTATCCGCAATAAGGTGAATGGTTAACCCTTTAACCCATGTCAAATCTGCTTTCTTAGCAGAACTGTCACCAG